GATAGAAGTCCGTCATTCCGCTGGTGACGTTCTCACTGATCGTCTTCTTCGCATCGGACGGCAGAATGGATTCGGTCTTCTTCTGCTGGTCCTCGCGCGTAGCCTTGATGAGCGTTTCTGCGGCGACACGCTGTCCGAAGTTGGTCAGATTTGCGGCGACATTGATCGTGCTGGGAAGCTGACCGGCAAGTTGCCGCTCCACGACGGGCCACGTCGGACCCCAGATCGCCGCCTGTTCCTGAAGAAAGGCTACCATGCCTTCTGGATTGGCCGACTGATCGTTGTAACGCACGGCTAGCGCCTTCACGTAGTCGTCGGGCAGAACCTTGACCTGAGAGCGATCAACGCCGAGGCTTTCTTGCATCCCGATGGACAACGCGGCGTATTCACTGGCAGCACGCTGGCGCTGTTCCGGCGTTGCCGCAGGATCACGCGCAATCTCGACCATGCGATTGTAGGCCGTTCCGACTTGCGGACTCTGAAGCACGTAGCTGGCCGAGTCCTTTGTCAGACGCTCACGGTTGGTATTGATCGCACGCTCAATGGCAACAGCCTCATCACGGCGTTCGTCATAATCAGCACCACCCTTGGGGATACGGGCGCGGGCTTCCGACAGAACCTTGGCTTGATCGGTCGGAGGCAGAAGAGCAAGACCCTGTATGGCCGAGTTGAACCGCACGGCATCTTGCATCTGCTTGATGACGGACGGTGCTTCGTCGCCCAGCAACTTGGTCGCACGGGTCTCTGAGAAGAACGACAGATCGACATCCGTTACGCCGTCACGTAGCGCCTTCAGCGTGCCGTTCACGTTGTCCTTGAACGATGCGGCTTCGACCTTCAGCGCATTGCGCCGGTCAACCTCAAGGCGGTTCTCGTAGGTGCGGGCAGACTCAATGAGTGCATATTTGGTGAGCGGGCTTTCTTTCAGAAGCTCATCGAACTCGCCGGATTCCAGACGCTTGCGGGCTTCGGTCGGGTCTTCGTCCAGAATGGACTTGCGCTTCACGTACAACTGCACGCCTTCAATGGCGGCTTTGTTCCACTGCGTCTCGTACTTCTCGCGTTCGGACGGCTTCAGCTTGCTGATCGCCTGATCGAAGATCGCCTTCTCCGCAGACAGACGATCCTTGATGCTGCGCGTGATCGTGTTCCCGGTCTCGGGATCAGTGAAGGATACATCGCCGCCTTCGATGATGGCACCGACAAGACCGAGTTTGGAATCGGCAATGGACTCGACGGCCTGTTTCGCTTCAGCCGCCGCACTGGCCGCAGCCCGCGCCGATGCCGCCAGAAAGAGCGTGTTACCGTCCTTGGCAAGCTCTGCCTCAAGGCGTTTCGCCATCACCGGGTCGAACTGGCTGAGAGCCTGACTGTAGCCCTGCGTAAGAGAGTTCACGCGCGGAACGACTTCGCCGGGGCTGATCGCACCGGCTTGGATGCCGCGCTTGATCTCGTCCAAGTCCATTTTGGCGCGGGCTTCGACGTTGATCGCGCCGATCTGGGCCGCCGTTGCCTGTGCAGCCTTGCCGAAATAGGTACGCGAATCACCGACCGGAGCAATCGGTTGACCCGTCTCCATTGCCAGTTTGATCTGCTCCTGAGTCGGAGCCATTTCCGCGCCGTACTTCTTGCCTTCTTCGGTAGCCGCAATGCGGGCTTCTCCGAAGAACGCTTCCGACATGGTATTCAACGCTGACGACAGCGCATCATAACCGCGCGTTGCTTCGCCGCGATTGGGGAAGTCGATGGGACCGACACCACCGCCCGCCGTAATGCCGATATTCTGGTATCTGGGAAGAGCCATGTCTGATTATCCGATGGGGCGACCAGTGGGCGGAAGCGGAACGTTGGCGGAAGGATAGTTCAGCAACGAAGTCTGCGTCGTCGTGCCGGGGCCGCCGATCTTGCTGAACTCGTAAAGTCCGCTGAAGGCCGACGACACGCCCTTGAACGCGCCCGCTGCTGCCGCCTGACTGCCGCTCATGCGGTACAGATCGGACTGTACGTCGCCTTGGAAACCAGCGAGCGCAGCGCTCTCTTGCGCCAGATTGAACTCACCAAAGCCCTTGCCGAAAGCATAGGTCGTGAGAGCAGCCGCAGAGCCGCTGAACGGGTCGATTGATCCGGCACCGGCACGGGCTGCAATGGTCGCTGCCGTAGACAGCGTGCGGTCGAGAGCGGCCACACCCTGCTGCCGATACTTGATCTCGTCGGATCTTGCACGAAGCTGGGCTTGCTTGGCCTGTAGATCGTACATGGCCTGTTGCTGCTGGCCACCGGCAAAGCTGGCGACACCGCTTACAACGGTGCCAAGAGCGCCGAGTGCCGAGAACAGGCCTGATGTGCCGATGGCCGTCGCAGCAGTCGTAACACCGGCAGAGGCACCAGCCGCGCTGAGAAGAGGAACGATGATTGCTTCCATCTTACTGACCCGCGCTCACCTGATAGTCCAAGAATAGCAGAGTCATCTTCAAAGGAATCGTCTGAGTTACAGTGATGACGCCTTCGTAGTCGAAGCCAAGAAGAGGGCCGATCGTCTTAAGACCAGTGAACTCGTCTACGGCTTCATCCAAGACTTGCGTGTCGAATCTACGGAACTGAACTTCCTGACCGTTGATGTTACAGGACTGCGTTTCGTAGAACTCGGGATGCACTTCGATGATGCGCTTCTTAAAGCCGCGAAGATTGCCGCTCTGCAACCGAGGCTCCACCGGCATCGTCTTTATCTCGACCGCGTAGTTCAGCCCGGTCTGGAAAGACGAGACGGACTCACGCGCGAAGGTGATGACTCCGCTTCCGTTGGCCGTTGCATCTGCCAGCACCACGCCATCCGCAATGACCTTGACGGTCTTCCCTGCAAGATTGGCCGCCGTAACGCCACCCGCACTGCCGCCACTGACGGCACAGTCCAACGTCAACGTGTTATCGAACCGTTCGACAAAGTACTTGTCGGCACCATTGATGACGCGCTTGACCACCACGTAGACGGTATCAACGTCCACGCCGACTGCCTTGAACTCACCATCGGTGATGAACTCGGACGGGGCAATGACCTGTTGCGAGCGCAGCATGGAGAACGCGGCCATCGTGCCGTCATCGGCGTTCACGATGAATAACTGGTCGCTCTCGTCGGTCGAGGTCGCGCGGCGGATCGCCATGTCTACCGGGGTTTTCAGCAGATGCGACGACAGCAGCGAGATGCGGTTCGTGATATACGCGGCTTCCGTATCCGTGAACACGAACTCGTTCAGAGACTTGCCCTGACGCTGGATAAACAGCGTACCAGAGTCTAGACCGACCGGCTTGATCGACGGCTTGCACCCGTTTCGCGTAGCGATCTTCACGAAGAAGTTCGTCGGCGTAATCGGCTCAAGCGTGGCTTGCGGCACGTAGAACTCGGAACCCGTCGTGAAGAACTGCAAGTCACGACCCGACAGGCAGTTCGTGATGACGTTCAACTGATTCGTATCGACCGTTGCTTCGACGCCTTCGTCGTCCAGAGACTGGCCGGGATCGAAGTTGAAGAAGTCACCGACGCGGCTACCCCACACGGTCGAAGGACGGCCCTTGCTGCCGCCGAAGAACAGACGACCTTCATGGAAGGTAGCACTGCGCGGCCAACCCCGCGTGCTGGACCACACGTCCTCGTAGAAGCATTCGGCACTGTGATTGCCGACCGTGATCGCATCCGTGCTGGCGAACGGAATCTCGGTGTAGACCTGTACTTGCGTGTCGCTGATGTACTTGATGATGCGGGCGCGACCGAACGGCTCCGCATTGATGTACTGGTTCACGCTCTCTTCGGCATACGGAACGATCTTGTAGTTGTCCGTTGCAAGAGGTGGCGTCGTCCACGGCGGGAACACGGTCGCAACCTTGGTCGTGCCGTTATAGTCCGTAATCTTCTTGGCGATGCCGTTCTGCGCACCGGAAGTCATTTCGATGCACATGCCGACGAAGATGTCGTCCGTCGAAGATGCCGCCGCCTTCAACGTCATCGTCGTGGTGGTTGCGCCCTGAAGCGTACCAGTATCCGCAGGATATGCGGATGCCGTAATGGTTACGGTGCCTTCTTTGGCAGACGGCGTGATCGTGGAGTTCGGTTCCAGAACAACGCTGTCGTAGTTGTATTTCGGAATGTACGCGAACTCGACCGCAGAAACAGTCCATGATGCATCCGTAGCACCGCGCACCAGTTTCAGCGGCGCAAGGTCCTGATGCACGAAGATCATCGTGTCTGCCGATTGCGTCCAGTTCAGATCAGGCAGCATCGCAGCGGTGATGGTCGAGACGGTGATGTAGTCGTTGCCGGACCCATTGATGTTCGTAATCAACGCGCCGTTCTTGAAGACATAAATGCGTCCAGCAACGATGGCGAACATGTACGAGTCGTTGACGCTGAACTCGAAAGGAGCCAGCACCACGCCGTCATCGGCAATCGTATTCGGCAACTCCGCCACATACCGCAAACCGGGACGACGCCGTGCGCCGCCCTGCGGAATGATCGTTACGTTGGTCGCCTTCTGAAGAGCCGAGTAATACTGGTTCAGATCGATACGACCGCGAATCAGCGGATCGACCTCTCCGACGCTGAAGTTGGTCTGGATCTGGATCAGCCTCGACATCAGTACCTCACGGACACAAGGCTGAAGTCTTCGATCATCTGGTTCGGCTGGCTCTGTCCGTCGATGTTCATGGCCTGACGCATGTACCCGCCGCGTCCGTTCTCGGCGGGAGTGCCGACAGCGATGCCGCGCCAGTAGTCGCCCTTGGCAGTCTGGTCCGTCACCGGCTCCGCAAAGTGCCAAGCCAGCATGTACTTCAGAAGCTGCACGAAGTACGACGGCAGACGGTCTTCGCCGGGGTCATACTGATAGTCGATCCAGACCTGTTCGTAGCTGGTCAGAATCTTGTCTTCGAACTTCTCCCACCACGTCACCGGGCGAGCGCCGGGGCTGGACGTATCGAACAGCGCACGGGGACCGGAGATAACGTCGCCGGGAATCTGGTACTCGTACTTCCACTCGGTAACGGGAGTGTTCAGCGTGCGGGCAAGCTGGACCTTCTTGAAGCTGAAGGACCACGGGTACATCGTCAGGCACATGACCTTGATGTCGTCGTACAGACGGTCGGCCAC